TCTGCGATCTTAGACGCGGTGCACGCAGTCACCCACCTGCCCAACACGGCCAACACCAAACCACCGGTGTGGCTTGAGGGGTACGGGAACAACAGGCCAGACCCAAGCAAACTGGTGTCGCTTGAGAACGGCATTTTTCACACTGAGCAAAACGTGTTGATCCCCCACAGCTTGGGTTTCTTTACGCAGAACAGTTTGCCGTTTGCATACGACCCTGACGCGACGTGCCCAACGTGGGAGCGTTTCCTGCAGGACATTTGGAACGACGACCCTGAGAGCATTACCTGCCTGCAGGAGATGTTCGGCTACATTCTGAGCGGTGATTCAACACAGCAGAAATTCTTTAACATCATAGGACCGCGCCGCTCTGGCAAGGGAACGATCAACAAGGTGCTCGTAAGCCTCTTGGGGCAACACAACACAGTAGCGCCACAACTGGATGAGTTATGCGATACTTTTGGACTTCAACCATGGCTAGGAAAACTGCTAGCGAGTTTCACGGACGCACGAGCACCGGAGCGCAACAGGGGTGCTGTAGTGAGCCAGTTGCTCCGGATTGTTGGAGGGGATACTGTGACTGTGAACAGAAAAAACAAGGAAGCTTGGAGTGGTTATTTGCCAACGCGCATTGTGATCTACTCTAACGAGGCCTTGCAGTTAACAGAAAATTCAAACGCGTTAACAGGGCGTATGATTGTGCTGAAGATGAGCAACAGTTTCTACGGCAAAGAGGACACTTTTTTGGCGGACAAGTTGGCCAAAGAGTTGCCTGCCATTTTTAACTGGGCCATTGCAGGACAGCAACGTCGCATGGCGCGCGAGGGTCAGCGGTTCCAACAACCAACAACAGGGCGCGAGTTACTGGAGTTGATGGAGGAGTTGGGTAACCCCATTGGGTCGTTCGTGACAGACGCACTGGACTACGACCTAGAGGCGCACTCGTTGAAGGACGACGTGTTCGTGTGTTGGCGCAAATGGGCCACTGCAAAGAACATACCGCCCGGAAGTGACATGGCGTTCAAGCGCAGGTTTCTTGCGGCAACGCAGGACCATCGCGTGACGGCCGCAAGGGTGCGCATCGAGGGTGAGTTGACCAACGTGTACCTTGGTTTGAAGCTGAAACCAAAAGCACAGAAGTACGTGGACAGTATCAGCAACTTTGAACGCGAGGAGATATTTTGAGCAACGCATATTTTCATGTTGACGTAGGTTTCTTTCCGGTGCCTGTAAAGATGTGCTTTACATCACAGGCGTTTTACAAGGTGCTGAAGGACCACGGCATTGCGGCACAGCCAGAGATGGCGCCACTGGAGTTGGGCATTGCGGAGACACACAGCTTCTCTACACCGAAAGAGGCTATTGTCGTCGTGGTGTTCAACCTGCTTGAGTGTGTTGACAACGCGGCCCTGCTGGCCAGTGTTGTGGCGCATGAGGCCACACACGTGGTGGCGCGCGTGCTCGAACACATTGGTGAAGATGTGGAGGATTTTGGTGAAGAGTCGCGGGCGTACCTGACCGAATGGTTGGTGCGTCAAATGTTCACGGCCTGTTTGGTGGAGGTTGCCAAGATTGCAAAACGAAAAGAAAATCGAACAAAGACTGGTAAAAAAGGTCAAGGAGATGGGGGGCCTGTGCCTGAAGTGGGTAAGCCCGTCGATGACGGGGGTGCCGGACAGGCTAGTGTTCTACAACAGCCAAGTGATCCCAGTGGAGTTGAAGGACCCAAAGGGAAAACTAAGCGCAAGACAGGAGTTGATGATCAAGGAGTTGTTGGCGCGGGGGGTGAAAACCCACGTGCTATCAAGCGAACAAGACGTAGACCAATTCATTGACCAGCTATGACCGACGACGAAGCCCACGAGGCTAAAAAACGAATCCACGTTGCCAAAACAATGTACAACATTAAACGGCGCGCCACTGCCGCAGGTATTCCATTTGAGTTGGACCATAGCTACCTGTGCGCAATCGCGCCGGATTACTGTCCAGTGTTTAAGACCAAGATCCTTTGGGGTTTTGGGCAGTCGGGCACTGTGGGATCGAGTGGCCCCGATTCACCGAGCCTAGACAAAATCATTCCTGAAAAGGGCTACGTGAAAGGCAACGTCGCATGGTTAAGCAACAGAGCAAACATGATCAAGTCCAACGCAACACAAGAGGATCTGTACAAGGTTGCGGACTGGACACACGAAAAGATAAAGGAGGTAAATAATGGAGGTGCACGACCGCCCCCACTTGGCGACCCTGCAAATACCTACATCACTCGCCCCACGCGTCATCGCATTGTTAACGACGTTACAGCAAGGGAAAGAGCAGGCTATTGATGTTGACATTAAAAAATTTACACCCCTACCAACAGCGCCTAGTGCAGGAGAGCAAGACACAACCGCACATGGGATTGTTGATGGACATGGGACTGGGCAAGACGATAACGGCCCTGACAATACTCAGCCAACTTGAGGGCAAGACGCTGATCATTGGACCAAAGGCCGTCGTTAAAAACGTTTGGAAACAGGAGGCAGAAAATTGGACGCACACAGAGAAGATGAAGTTTGCCCTTATTGTGGGAAGTCCACAAGAGAGGCTGAAAGCGTTGCAGAGCGATTCGACCGCGTATTTGATCAATGTCGAGAACGTGGTCTGGCTGTTCGAGCAAGCCTCATTACCGCGTTGGAAGACATTAGTGATCGACGAGTCAAGCAGGTTCAAGAATCCATCCTCGAAACGATGGAAGACCTTGAAGGGACAATTGAAAAACTTCGAGCACAGGTACATACTTACAGGAACACCGACCCCGAAGTCGTACCTAGACCTGTGGACCCAAGTCGGCATATTGGATTTGGGCCAACGACTAGGGAAATCGATGACTTCATACAAGGAGAAATTCTTCGAGCCCGAAACAAGGGATCGCAGAACGGGGATGGTCTGGAGTTGGAGGCTAAAACCAAACGCAAAGGAGCAGATTGACGCCTTGATTGGGGACATTTGCGTGTCCCTGCGCAAGGAGGACTATCTGACCATGCCACAGCGTCAGGACATTGTGCACACCATTGAGTGGGAGAAGGGGCCCAAACAGGCCTACAACACCATGCGCAAAGAGATGGTGGTGGAGGTGGACGCAGAGACCCTGACCGCGGCGTCTGCCGGCGTGCTCACAGGCAAGCTACTGCAAATGACCGCGGGGGCCATCTATTCTGAAACAAAGGAGGTGGTGCACATCCACGACACAAAACTGGAATACCTGACCGACATGTTGGACGACACGCCCACAATCGTGTTCTACAACTTCAAACACAGCCTAAAACGGCTTCAGGGCGTTTTTCCTGACGCAGTGCTACTCAGCCCTGACGACGAGAAAACAATCGCTCTATGGCGCTCTGGTAAGGTCCCAGTGCTACTTTGCCACCCTAAAAGCGTGGGAATTGGCCTGAACCTACAGTGCAACGTGGGTGACACGGCCCAGATCGTATGGTTCGACCTACCATGGTCCAGTGAAGACTACCTACAAGCCAACGCGCGCCTGTTTAGGCAGGGGCAAGAAAAGCCTGTAATTATTCATCACCTGACAATGCAAAAAAGTATTGACAGTCAGGTCATGGACGTGCTAGAAGGGAAGATCGATATGCAAAACGCGTTAATGAACGCGCTCAAACTTCAATGATCAAAGTAAACGCCACCATCCGCAGGCTTTCAGACGAAGAGCCGGATCCTCTTGAGCACGAGGATTCGTCCTCCGAACCTACCACCGGCGGCATGGGTTGGGCGCCGTGGGGGCCAGACACCATCCAAGACGTGTACAACGTCGTGGCGGAGAAGCTGACCCCACAACAAAGGGAAATCATTGAGGCGCACCTGTCAGGGTACAACTACCATGATCTGGCAGTGACCCAAAAATACTGGCGCTACCATTTTGCGGCGGCGGTTGCTAAGATACGAAAGGAGTTAAAATTGTGAACGGGTACATAGTAGAATATGTCAAACAAGGGTGGCCTACAATAGACATTCAGCTTGACGTTAAACATCCCACGTTTGAAAACGGGCAAGACGTGCTGTCAATCTGGCACTTTGAGAACGAAGACGAATGTGATTTCATACTGCGGGATTTACGCAGGTTTCGGGAACAGCAAACAAAAGGACACGCATAATGGCAAACGAAGCAACAAATTTATTAACGTCTTTGGGCGTAAAACCAAAAGAGCAACGCATTCAGGAAATGGCCGGAGCGGTGACACGATTAGTGGTAAACGAGGCATTACGCGAAGCCAAGGCCCGTGCGCAGGTGCGAGACGCAAATACTCAGGTGCAGAAGGTCGAAAAGCCCTCGCAAAATGGGTAATTCTATATAGGAAAGGCCTTTTTAGGCCTTGAATATAAGGTATACACCATGGCAACGAAATCCAAATACGAGTTCAAAACGGAGATGTGCGACCAACTGATAGAGTTGGGCAAGGTAGGCGCGTCCCAAAAAATGATGTTTGCAAGCGTCGGAATCAGTTCCGCGGCCGCGCAGACGTTTAAGAAAAACCACCCAGAGTTTGCGGAAGCACTGGACATGGCCATTACCCACTCACAGGCGTACTGGGAAACCCAGTTGCTTGCCAACGTGGAGAACAAGGCCTTTAACAGCAGGGTGGCTGAGATCGCGTTAAGGGGTCAATTCCCCTCTGACTACCGCGACGACAAGAGCAGTAAGCTTGAAGTCAAGGCGGACGTCGTGTTGGATTTTTCTGGTGCGGTTACCGACTTGATTACGGCGCTCAAAAAAGCGGCGTAACAATACGTCGGCACTTAGCAATAAGTACCGACATTTCGTAATATGAGGGAAAAGGTTTAGCGGCCCTGTCATTGCTCCATCAATGACTACCTCACCAAATAGCCATGGAGGGCACAGCTATGAGAACATGTTCTCGTTGTTCAACCGAACAACCTCTTGAAAACTTCAGTAGAAAACTAAAAGGGTTTCAACACCACTGCAAAATGTGTGTAAAAGAGACCAATAAAGAACACTACCAAGAAAATAGACAGTCAAAACTAGAATACCAAAAAGCGCACTATCAAAACAATTCCGAAGCGATAAAAGAATACACCAAAGATTGGCGTAAACAAAACACGGAATACACCAAGCATTTTGATAGACTGCGAAAATATGGGTTGACGTCAGAACAGTTTTGTGGTATGTTGAAAGATCAAAATTTTAAGTGCGCGATTTGTGAAGACACTTTAAAACAAGATCGTTCAACACACGTTGACCATGATCACTTGACGGGAGTTGTCAGGGGCATTTTATGTCACCACTGCAACACCGGTCTTGGTTGTTTTAAAGACACAACATTACGGATGAAAAAAGCTATTCAGTATCTTGAACGTAACCAAGAAAGTAAGTAACTATGTCAGGTCATGCGCTTTTATCCCCCAGTTCCGCCTACAGGTGGATTGCTTGCACTCCCTCGGCACGCCTTGGGGAGATGATTCCCGAGCCAAAACGAAGGGGTGGGTTTGACCATGCAATGAATGGTACAACAGCGCATACTTACGCGGAAGCACAACTACGCAGGCACTATAAGCAGATCACCGCGGCAGAGTATAACGAGGCAGTTAACGCGGTCAAAGAAACAGAGTATTACAACGACGAGTTTGAAAGCTACGTTGCCCAATATGTGCTGTATGTGCGAAGCCAAATTGGTGCACAAGACGAACCACATTTTGAAGTCAAGGTAGATTATTCTGAATGGGTTACTGGAGGCACAGGCACAAGCGACGTAGTTGTTATTAGAGAAGATACCATTCACGTAATGGACGCAAAGTTTGGCGTAATGCGTGTAGACGCAAAAGAAAACGAGCAGATGAGGCTTTACGCGCTAGGTTCGTACGTCAAATTCAAAGAAACACACCCACACCTAAAAAATGTGGTGTGTACCATTGTCCAACCTCGAATCGACAACGTGTCAACTGAAGAGTTGACGTTAGCGGAATTGATTCAATGGGCTGATGACGTAGTCCGACCTGCGGCCAAATTAGCTTATGCAGGCAAGGGAGAATTTTTTGCGGGGTCTCATTGCCAGTTTTGCAAAGCCAAGTCACAGTGCAGGGCCCGCGCAGACTTTAACAACGTGGCCGCGGCGGCCGATTTCAAGGCGCCGGCACTCTTGTCAGAAACCGAGTTGATAAAGATACTCTCAGACGCGGCTAAGACACGCAAGTGGCTTTCTGACGTTGAAGATTACATGTTGACACAGGCAACGGACCATGGCATAGTACCCACTGGTTACGAGTTGGGGCAGACAAGCACCAATCGTAAGATAGAGGCGCAAGAAGATGCGGTGAAAAAGTTACAGAAAGCTGGAATTGATGATATATTCACCACACCCAGTTTAAAATCTGTGGCACAATTGGAAAAGCAAGTGGGCAAGGGGCACCTCCAAGATATTCTTGGTGACCTGATTGTCAAACCTGCAGGCGAGCCCAAGTTGGTCCCGTCGAAAGCCAGAGAAGATTTTGTGTAAGTAGGGTATTGGGAGCCGCCCTTTTTAAAGGCTCTCGAACAAGTAAACAAGGAGGCCAAGATGGCCAAAGTTAGTGAAAAAGTGGTTACCGGTAAAGTTCGTTTTTCTTATGTCAACGTGTTCAAAGCCGTTGCAATGGAAGAGGGGATGACACCCAAGTTTTCTGTGTCGATTATTATTGACAAGAAAGACAAGGACACGATTGACAGAGTCAACGCGGCGTTTGAAAAAGCCAAGGCGGCAAGCGCCACGCTTTTTGGTGGCACAGTGCCTAAGGGCCTTAAAGGCGGCCTGCGTGATGGTGATGCTGAGAAGGACGACCCTGCGTACGCAAATTCGTTTTTCATCAACGCTAACACGTACCAAAAGCCCGGCGTTGTGGACGCTGATTTGAACCCGATCATTGACCCAGAAGAGTTGTATTCTGGTTGCTACGGCAGAGCGTCTTTGACGTTCTATGCGTACAACCAACAGGGCTCCAAGGGCATTGCCTGCGGTTTGAGCAACTTGCAAAAGTTGTCTGACGGCGATCGTTTGGGTGGTGGTTCTTCCGCCGCTTCGGACTTCGCGGTCTAAGTAGGTTGGTGGGTTGTAGCTTATAAGCTACAACCCTAAATTGTTTAATATACTGAACATTTATTATGATCAAACTTGAATTTACTGTCGATGAAACTAACCACATTCTCGGTTTGTTGGGCAAGCTTCCCTTTGCTGAAGTTAACATGACCATCATGGCCATTGTTGACCAAGGCCGCCCGCAAGCAGAAGCTTTGGAAGCCGCGAAAGCCGCTGAAGAAGTAAAAGAACCAACAGCAGAAGAATAAACGCTGTTGCACCCGACGCCCACTCTCACGCGTGGGCTTTTTTTGTCTCTAAAATTTATCACCATAAAATGAACCAATACCAACAATACATTCACAAGAGCCGTTACGCTAAGTTCATGCCAGATCAAAATCGACGTGAGGACTGGAACGAAACTGTAAACCGCTACGTGAACTATGTTTTTGAAAAGACCCCCAAGCTTGATTCTTCAATGAAGCAAGACATTTTTAACGCCATATCTGGCCATCACATCATGCCGTCAATGCGTGCCATGATGACCTCTGGAAAAGCCGCCGATCGTGACAACACCTGTGTATACAACTGCTCATACCTCCCCGTGGACGACGTCAAGTCATTTGACGAAGCCATGTTCATTCTGCTCTGTGGTACGGGTGTCGGCTTCTCTGTGGAATCTAAGTACACAAACAAACTGCCCGACGTGCCAGAGCGCCTGTTTGAGTCCACGCACGTTATCAACGTGCACGACAGCAAAGAAGGTTGGGCCAAGTCATACCGCCTGCTGTTAGCCAACCTGTACGCCGGCGAGATCCCAAAATGGGACGTGAGCAAGGTGCGCGCCGCAGGCACGCCCCTGAAGACCTTTGGTGGCCGCGCGTCCGGTCCAGAGCCATTGGTTGACCTGTTCCACTTCACAATCAAAATCTTCAAGGCCGCACAGGGCCGCAAGCTGAACACGCTTGAGTGCCACGACATAATGTGCAAGATCGGTGAGGTTGTGGTGGTGGGTGGCGTGCGCCGCTCTGCCATGATCTCTTTGTCCGACCTGAACGACGAGCGTATCCGCCACGCCAAATCTGGTAACTGGTGGGAGACTGCCGGCCACCGCGCACTGGCAAACAACAGCGCCGTGTACGACGTCAAACCCACTGTGGGCACGTTCTTGGAAGAGTGGACGTCGCTGTACAACAGCCACTCAGGTGAGCGCGGTATTTTCAACCGCGAGGCCGCCAAGGCCGCTGTGGCCAAGTACGGCAAGCGTGACCCCAACTTTGAGTTTGGCACAAACCCCTGCAGTGAGATCATTCTGCGCCCCTACCAGTTCTGTAATTTGACAGAGGTCATGGTGCGCCCAGAGGACACATTGGAGAGCCTGAAGCAGAAGGTGCGCATGGCGGCCATTTTAGGCACCATACAGGCCACGTTCACACACTTCCCATACCTGCGTAAGGTCTGGCAACGAAACACCGAGGAAGAGCGTTTGTTGGGTGTGTCCTTGACCGGCATCTACGACCACAAGGTTACGAGCAACCCAGACGGCGCCGCGTTGTGGTTGCCCCAGTTGCGCTTGGTTGCTGAAGAGGCTAACGCTGAGTACGCCGACCTGCTTGGTATCCCACGCTCAACAGCCATTACGGCCGTTAAGCCCAGTGGTACAGTGAGCCAGTTGACAGACACAGCGAGCGGCATTCACCCACGCCACTCACCCTACTACGTCCGCCGTGTGCGCGGTGACATGAAGGACCCACTGTCACAGTTCTTGGTTACCCAAGGCATCCCCAACGAGCCGTGCGTGATGAAGCCCAACAACACAATCGTGTTCAGCTTCCCACAGAAGGCGCCGGAGGGTTTGACCACACGCGACGACATTGACGCCATTGACCACTTGGGCCTGTGGCTGACGTATCAGCGCCACTGGTGTGAGCACAAACCCTCTGTGACCATCTCGGTCAAAGAGAGCGAGTGGCCCAAGGTGGGCGCGTTTGTTTGGGACCACTTTGACGAAATGTCTGGTGTGTCTTTCCTGCCCCACGACGGCGGCACGTACAGACAAGCCCCCTACGAGGAGTGCACCAAGGAAGAGTACGATACGCTGTTGGCGCAAATGCCAACAATCGAGTGGGCAAAGTTTGCCGAAAACACCGATAATGTGGAAGGCGCTCAAATGCTTGCCTGTGTGGCCGGCGTATGCGAAATTTAAGGAGCAATTATGAAAGAGAAAATTTTACGAATTTGTGAAAACGTTCTCGGTGCTTTTACCATGTTGGTGGGAATAATCGGCGCGGCATACCTTGGCTTTATTGCCTTGGGTTTGTGGGCCCATTTGCACCAGTACGCACTGAGCGCTTTCAAATGAGCAAGCCAGATGTAGTTAATAAACCGCCGCATTACACGGAACACCCATCAGGTATTGAGTGTATTCAAGTCACTGAACACATGGGGTTTAACCTAGGTAACGCGATTAAATACATCTGGCGTTGTGACTTAAAGAAGGATGCCATTGAGGACTTGAAGAAAGCTAAATGGTACATTGAACGTGAAATTCAAAAACGCACAAAATCTGTGATATAGTTTCGGTGTGTTTCATGGTGAGTCCTTGGTTGGACCTTTAGCAGAGAGGGAAACCTCTCTGCTCTTTTTTAACGCAGATTCGTCTGCATGCCTTAGGAGCAGTTATGTCAGTTCTTTCAATCGACTTCGAGACCCGTAGCAGGGTCGATCTCAAGGTCCACGGCCTTGATGTTTATTCATCCTCCCCCACAACAGAAATCATTTGCATAGCCGCAGGTTTTACCGCGGACGACGTGCAGGTGTGGACGCCCGACCAAGTGCCTGCATGGGTGTTAGACCATGCGGCGAATGGGGGCCTAATCTCCGCATGGAATGCGTCGTTTGAGCACCACATTTGGAACCGCGTAGGCACCCGCTTTGGGTGGCCTGAGATTAAGTGGGATCAACTGATTGACTCCATGGCCATAGCGGCCGCAAACAACATCCCACAGGACTTGGACACGGCCGGCGAGGTGATGCGGGCAGACTTCCAAAAAGACAAGCGCGGTAAGAAGCTTATTCAACTGTTGAGCAAACCCAAGCGCGACGGCACGTTCAGCGAGGACCCAGTGCTCGTGGCCGAGATGCTTGAGTACTGTAAGCGCGACGTGCAGACTGAAATTGCGGTCGTCGGAAAGTTACGAAAACTGTCCCCCTCCGAGCAGTCTGTTTGGGTGACCACGCAGAAGATCAACCAACGCGGTGTTCCAGTGGACCCCGCTGAGTTGGATAACATTATGAACGTGGTGGCTCACGAGATGAGCCACATCAACGAAGAGATCACGCGCCTGACCGGCGGCATTGAGGTGTCCAAGCGTGAGCAACTACTCAACTGGTTCCGCTCTAGGGGCGTGCCGTTGACAGACATGCAGGCCGAAACAATTGAGAACGAGGCCAAGAAGACCCACACCGACCCAGACGTGAGCAAAGTTCTCAAATTGCGCTCTGAGGGGTCCAAAACCTCTGTAACCAAGTTCAACAAAATGGCCGACGTGCAGGTGGACGGGCGCATTCGTAACGGACTGGTGTACCACGGCGCCTCTACAGGCCGGTGGGCCAGTCGGGGTATCAACCTGCAGAACATCGCGCGCCCTGCGCTGTGGATGAAGGACCAAGACATTGCAGACGCGGTGCAGATCGGTTTGGAGCATGGAGGCTACTTGGCCATGAAGGAGCGTTTTGGTGACCGCGTGATGGACGCGTGCTCGTCGATTGTGCGCAACGCCATTAAGGCGCCCGAGGGTTACACCTTTGTGGACGCTGACCTGTCGTCGATCGAGAACAGGGTGGCGTCGTGGATTGCCGGCCAGAATGACAAGGTGGAGTTGTTCCGCCAAGGTCTGGACGAGTACAAGACGTTTGCGTCAACAAGCCTGTACAAGGTGCCGTACGAACAGGTAACCAAAGACATGCGTCAGGTCAGCAAGTCTGCTGTGCTCGGTTGCATGTTTGGGCAGGGCGCAAAGGGCCTTGTGGCCTACGCTGAAGGCATGGGGGTGATGTTGGACCTCGGACAGGCAGAGAACGCTGTAAACGCGTACAGGCTGTCTTACGCCAAGGTGAAGAACTGTTGGTTCCTAATGGGCCAAGCGGCCATCGACGCTATTAAAGAGCCGGGAAGTCCCTTTAAGGCCGGTAAGGTGACGTTTAAGGTACTCAAGGGTGCGCTGTGGATGCAACTGCCCAGTAGCCGCCTAATTTGTTGGCAAGCCCCTGAGGTCATTCAGGAGTATACCCCATGGGGTAAGTTGGCTGACGTGGTGTACGTCACCAGTCAGAACACTTTCACCCGCAAGTGGGGACGCAACAAGCTTATTGGCTCTAGCATCTTCCAGTCCGCCGTTCAAGGAACCGCAAGAGATTTTCTTGCCGAGGCTTCGCTTGAACTGGAGGGTAAAGGCGTGTCGGTGATTAACCTGATCCATGATGAAATTCTTTCGTTATGCCGTGTAGAAGACGCGAAACAAACTGAAGAATTGGTGATGAAGTCATTGACCACACCACCAAGTTGGGCGGGAGATTTCCCGCTTGCGGCAGAGTCTTGGATCGACACACGCTACCGCAAATAAGGGCGAAGAGGGGGGTGGTTTGGTGGCCACTCTTCTCCCCCAAGCCTATAAGTGTGTCAAACCACCCTTGGCGTAGTTCACGCCGTACTTGGTTTTAAGTCGTGGGTCTTTCCACGATGTTTTCTCTACGTCACGGGCCAGCACCAGCGGGCCGGCCTGAATCTTTTCAGCCGCGCTAAACACCGGTTGCATGTCGGCCTTGTCGTAGAACTGTGACCCGCGGTATGGGTTCATACCGATCTGGCGCCATGTGGGGTCCTGTAGGGCCTCTGCAAGCATCCTGCGGACCTCTTCGTCCTTGGTTGTCTGTTGGTTGCCCATCATCATAGCGAACGGGCCCTTATCGGCGCCCTCTTCAGCGGCCAAGGGTGTCAACCCTTGCGGTCTGGTCCCAAGCCCCACGCGGATAGCTTTATTCGGGTCAGACTTAAACTCCACATCTTTTAAATGGCCTGTGTGACCATACCCAATAGGCTTGCCTGCGGGGTCGTGCATTGTGTCCACGTATGTGCCGTATCGCTCGTATGCAGGAATATCAAGGCGGTTACCCACGCGCATGCCCTCTGGCACCTGCAGGTTCAATCCCAGAATACCCCTGTTCACTTTGTTTGAATCTAGTGCAGACACAATGTCTTCGTTGGAGTGTGCTTTTGGCAACTCAGTCAACGGGCGCATTGGCCTGCGCTCGTTCATAATGCGCAGATAGTCGGCCTGTGATATTTTGCCTGTCATGTACGCTTCAAGCGCTTGGGCCAGTTGTGGGTCCTGTTGTTGTTTATATGGCTTTGCATTCAGCTTGCGCCACGCCTCAACTTTTTCAGGCGTCAGCTTGAGTATGTCGTACGCTGATTCAGCAAGGCGCGTCAAACCGCCTTTGTTGTAGTGCTGTACCTGACCACCCTCTGCATAGCCTGCGTCTTCAGCCATGGTGATGTAGTCTTTGCTGATAAGCTGTGGTTGGTCTGGGTAAGAGAACCATGCGTTGCCGTGAGGGTCACGCTTGAACTTTTCGTAGTATTTGTTGTACCAATCGGGCACCGCAACTTTTTGTGGTACTGCGGGGAATTGAACCTGCTTATCGGAGCCTGTTACGGCCCAACGATAGTCAGGGTGCAACTCTTCTTTGGCAAAGTACGCAGGCACATCGTCAACACTGAACAGGCGTGTGCCAACCGCGCTTGTGGGTGCTCCCTTAGTCAAGGGGTCAGCATGAGAATCAATAATATTCCAGTAGTCGGGGACTGCGGGCGTTTGTTTGAATTGACGTCCGGTGCCCTCGCCTTTTCCTAAAATGTCAGAGACGGCTTTGCGCCCCTCAAAGGTGGTTCCAGCAATCGCCTTAACAGCATCAGGGTCCCTGATGTCAAACACGTCATTAAAAGGACGCTTTTTAATTGTGCCCTGTGTCTTAGACAAGTTACGAATTGCTTCGTTAATTGTGTTGATTTGATCTTCAGGAATTGCACCAGTTGCTTGGCGTTTGTAGAAGTTATCAAGCACGTCGTTGAACACAGTCTTGTTTGACTTGTGCTGATCCAAGCCGCCAACGTAGTTGGTGTTGATCATAGGACGGCCGTTAAACTGTCTGGCAGACTGAATGAGTCTGTTGGCGGCGTCTTCGCTGTCGTTCATCCACACAGCCTTGTTGGCCGAATGAAGAGGGTTGATGTTCTGAAAGTTAGGAAAGCCTGTGCCACCCCAACGACCACCATGAACACCCTGTCTGTCAGACATGTGCACACCAAGGTACTGGTCTTGGTATGGCCTAATGGCCTCACTGAATTTTAATTGCTGTGTTGGCTTTGGCGCAAACTTTGCAATCTCTTCGGCAGATGGCATGATCAACTGGCCGGGGCCCTGACCAAACGCGCCAGCAATTTTACCGGCTACAGTTTTTGCAAGTCCGGTACGACCGCCGCCGTCAAAGTGCTCAACGGCGGACAGGCCGCCGACCGGCTTTTTTATTGCACCACCTTTTTTATACTTAGGTGGTTCGCCTGTTGGTTGCAACACTGACTTGGTTTGGTCTTTGGTGTTGAAAACATCCCACACTTTTTGTGCCGCCCCACCGATAACACCAGCCGCCGCACCTAATGCTTTAACTTTCGGGTTGCCCGCCGCAGTTGCTCCAAAACCTGCTGAACTAATTGCACCGAGGCCTGCACCAACAGGATCATTTGCTCCCCTTTGGTAAGCGTCTGCGGCTTGAATGCCGGCCAAACCACCAGATACAGCATTAGCACCTTGACCAAAACGTGATCCGGGACTTACTGGCTTGGGTGTTGGTACACGCTCCAACGCAAGAGGAGCGGGGTATTGTGGTAATCCTTGCAACAAAGGATGTTGTTGAAAGATTTGTGGTGGGGGAGTTGGTGTTGCGTTAGGAGGAAGCATAAGACCTGTTGTCTTATCAAACTGAACCCCGGGCATCATGGCTTTGGCTTGGCGTTCTTTTTTAACGCCTTCTTCACCCATTGCTCCTGCTTCTTTCATACTTAAAGCTTCTTGGCCTTCAACAAAAGGAATTGCGCCCCTGTATTGGCCCAAAGACCAATTGCTTATGTCAGCACCTTGCACTTTAGCCGCAGAATCCATTAACTCTTTACGCAACTTCAACGCGTCATTGTGTGCTCTCACATCGGCGTCATACTGCGCCTGTAACCCTTGGTTGCGAATTTGTGCGGCTTGCATTGGAATTTTGCTTTGAGAAACTTCCGCCTGAAATTTTTCGCCCGACTTAGGTTTGTCTTGACCTAATGTAGCACCAGCGATAGCACCAACAACTCCCGCGCCTTGAACAAAAGGACTTAAAAATCTATTGGAGTCTTGTCTGGTAATTTTATCAATCTCGTCTAATGCGTCGAGATCTAATGGGGCCACTTGATATGTGCCGCTTCCAAGTTTATTTTCTTTAGCCATTGGTTGTACTCCTTGTGGCGCCGCTGTTTGTGTTGCTTGTGCTACTTGTGGCGCCGTAGTTTGTGTTGATTGTGGCACCATTGGTTGGTATCCGGCGTAGCCTCTAACTTTTTGAATATGGTTTAGCGCGGCGGGGCTTGCTTGTCCTGTTGTAAAGTAGTTGCTGTTTGGACCATCGTGGTACGCAATCAACGCTTTATCAACGTCGTTGTTGTATTTATCAAGCATCATTTTCATGTACTTGACGCCGCCGCGAATGTTTTCTGCTTCGTTATATCGGTTGACACCCATGTCTTTGGCGGCCGCTTTACCGAGCATCATTACACCGGTTGGTCCCGTCTTAGACTTCTTGCTTTGATCAAAACCACTTTCTTGCATGGCCATACCCAAAGCAAGTTCGCGTGGCACCCCTTGCGCTTGGGCTTCCGCAATGACGCGCTTGGCAGTTGCCTGCCGTTTAGCATCAAGCTTGGTTACCCAATCAGGAACGTTGTTTTGCGCCATGCTTACGCATCTCCGGGGTACTTAGGAGGGTTCTTGATTTGCATTGTTTTAGCGGTGTTGTAGTACTGTTCGCGCTTAATGTCCTTATATGTAGGGCTACTCTTAAACTGTTGCCAATTCAAACCAGCTTTTTGTGCTTCTCCCCACTTATCACTTATTTGTTGAGCGTTAGCACTTGCAATTTCCAACATCTTCATTTTGACCATCATGTTTCGTGCAGAATCTCGGTTGATGTCTCCAACCGCGCGCTCTACTAACTCGCGTTCAAAGTTAGACACAGCGCCTTGGCCTTTCATCACACGTTGTGCGTAGTCCAAGTTAATCTGGGCCATGCTGGCTGTAATGCGAGTCCAAGCTTCCAAACGTTTTGGATTATCTTTTGCGCCGGGGTCAACCTGCTGTAGGAAGTCGTTAATTCCGGGAACGCTGATAGAACCAAACTGACCAATTTGAACGCCGGATTTCATTAAGCCAGCAAGCGCAGAACCTAAAGAAGGTTGGTTTAATTTAGCAAACAAATCTTTGTGTTCTTTAACATCCTGCATAACTTGATTAGCAAGCAAAATGTTAGTTGGAGCGGCGTCTGCCGCGGCACGCAAAGCGGTTTGTTCCGCGGCCAATGTTTCGGCCATTTTTTCGGCTTCTTTTGTGTCACCGGCAATAGTCACCCCTGCTTGTTTTTGTCTCCATTCCAAATCTTCTTTTGTTCCGGGAGCAAAAGGGCTTCCTTGCGTTGGTGCGGAGGCCCGTGCAGGAGCCGCCGCTACAGGAGCAGGAGCCGCCGCTACAGGAGCAGGAGCCGCAACGGGGGTAGAAGTTGCAACAACGGGGGCGCCTTGAGTAGCAGGAGCCCGTGCAGGAGCCACAGGAGGTGTTGTGCCCAATGCGGCACTGACAGCACCAAACGGTGTTTGTTGGCCTGTTCCGCCGGGGCCACGCACATCGTGCGGAGTAAAAGCGCCCGGGCCAGCAACATTGAGCGCTAACATTTGGTTCCATGTTGGTGAACCACGAACAATGCCGGCGGACTCCATGCGACGCTCAATGTCGTCTTTCTTTGTCAAAGCAATAAATTGTTTCTGTGCTTCTGCGCGCGTTGATGGGTCCGCGTACATTTGTTGTAGCATTGCCATTTGAGTTGATGAAATGTTAGATGGGCGCGCTTGAGGAGCAGGCGCCATACCGGCTTGAGGAGCAGGCGCCATACCGGCTTGAGGAGCAGGCGCCATACCGGCTTGAGGAGCAGGCGCCATACCGGCTTGAGGAGCAGGCGCCATACCGGCTTGAGGAGCGCTTGGTAGAGGGGGCAAACCCTGTTCTGCGCGTAATGCGTTAGTAAAATTAAGTTGGTTTTGAGCCGCTTGCTCTTGAGCCTGCTTAACGCGTTGCTCTTCAGTGTTAAGCTGTGCCAGACCCACGCGCATATCAAAGAGTTCTTTATCTCTGTTGCGTTGGTTTGTGCCATAAGATTGCAGGTTTTGTGCAAAGGTGCCGGGGCCTCCTGCGGACACAGCGGCGCGTTCCATGATTGGGCCCCAACCAGAGGCGGCCTCTTCGCGCTGTGTAATCATTTGCATTAAACGATCACGAATCTCGTTGCTGTCTGAGGGATTTAAGGACACGCCTTTTTGACCTGCAAGCGAAAGCCCACCAGTCTTAGGCATCGTGGCTTTAATTTGTGGGTCGGTGGGCAAGCCGCCGGTTGTATCTTCAAGAGCCATTTGTATATTCCTTAATCATTAACCCACTCGCCACCTTCCCAGCGGCCCGGTTGACTTATGTCTCCACCATACGTTTGTGTTCCTGTTGCAGGGTCGTATGCACTTGGATCAAGATCGTTACCGCCTCCTGCGAACGTTGGATTTTTAAGTATGTTATCCAACCAAGAAAGACCTGTACTACCGCTTGTTAGTTTATCGAAAGCGGTGCCTGCAACACCTGCGGCGTTCAAACCTTTGAGTAAGTTCTCGTATGGACTACCTTTGCCTATGGTATCAACTGTCCTGTCGGTTGTTGGACCCATGTTGTTAATGATGTCGCCGTACTTAGCCAGTGTGGGCAAGCCGCCCATCATCTCTTGGTTGGCTGTGTTCATGGCCGTGGTGCCGTACTGTGCGCCCACGTTACCCAAAGCCTGACCGGCTTGAATAGACTGTTGAATTGCGTCCATAGCCGCTTTGTTTTGCTGTTCAGACAATGTGGTCAACGCACCCGCACGCGCGGTGTTGATAGCTGTTTGGTCACGCAGAGAACCGTAGTTGCCCGAAGCAATACCGCCCGCGCCAACCTGAGAGGTAATCTGCGGAAGGATCTGGTCCAGCTTGGCGTTTTGTGACGCAAACAAACTTCCCAAAGGGCTTGCTGTGTTGGGCGCGCCAGTAGCAAGAAACGGGTTTGAGTTGACCGACTGCGCGGATTGCAACCCTGTGATTGCCGTTGTGAAAGGGTTGGCTGTTTGACTGTTGAGGTCGCTGATTAAACCGGCCGCAACAGTGCTACCCGGGGCCGTGGCCGCTTGGTATGTCAGTGGCGCCTGTGTGGCAATGTTCTGCTGTGCAGTAGTGAACCATGTTGGTAGTGTTGTCGTGGTTCTGCTTGTGGTGTCAAAAACGCTCATTATCTTCTTCCTTTCATGTGCACGCTAGATAGATACTCTAACGGGCCTTTGCTTTCTGGTGGCAACTCATCTGGTGGGTTAGAGTGCTTGTGTGCTCGAATTGTTTGAATAAACTGGTCCAAAATGTCTGCGCCAGAATCACTGGAGCCGTTACCCAAAGCAGACACAACGTCCGCGGGTAACACAAATTCACTGTTGGCCACCATGGCGGGGATCTGGTCTGACGTGCCATCGCCGCGGCCTTGGATGTAGGTTGTTCCTGCACCACCCTCAGAGTAGAACTCTGGTTGGCCCATGGGGTGCTCGGGCACCATGCCGCCCTCGGCAAAACTAAAGAAGTTAATTAGATCCAAAGCGGGTGCCTCTTCTTTGTTTTTTTCCTCTTCCTTTTTATCCTTTTCTTCTTCCGTTGTCAAGGTTTTTTGAGGAGTGGATTGTGGTATTGCTACGCCCGCCAAGCTAAATAGCAGGGGGTTCAAAATTGGTGCGGCTTCATACGCGTTTTTGTAAGACAGCTTTACATCTGCGCCAATGTTTGGTGTTGGTGTGTACGCGGCGCCTGACCCAGTTTTCCTTGGTGTAGGCGTTACAGGTGTAGGCGTCACGGGCACTGGTGTTACAGGCACTGGTGTTACAGGCACAGGTGTCACAGGCACAGGAGTCACAGGCACAGGAGTCACAGGCACAGGTGTCACAGGCACAGGCGTCACGGGCACTGGTGTTACAGGCACAGGTGTCACAGGCACAGGCGTCACAGGCACAGGCGTCACAGGCACTGGTGTAACGGGTGTTACGGGTGTAACGGGCGTAGGCACTGGTGTTACAGGCGTTGGCGTAGGCACTGGTGTTACAGGCGTTGGCGTAGGCACTGGTGTTACAGGCGTTGGCGTAGGCACTGGTGTTACAGGCGTTGGCGTAGGCACTGGTGTTA